CTCAGTACCATCAGGACTCCATGCTCTCAGCTTGCCGGTTATCTGGTCTATGCTTATGAAATACTCTTCACCTGTACCCCTCTCATAATGATGCCACTTAGAGTAATGTGACAGAGCTGCATTGTCCAGGACAGAGACTGCTTCTGTACCTTGCCTATTGATAAGACCTCTTACGATATCAGGTCTTAGATTTTCTGACCGAGTACACTGACCAGGAAGCCTTGTCTTCTCAGGCTGCTGAGATACTCCCTGGATCGGCCTACCTTGGTTTGATGTAATATAACTCATTGTACCTCCTTAATGTTTACTATGTAGCTCGCTTAGGGAATACACCAGAGTAGGGAGAAGCAGAGTTCTGTCCTCCTACTCTACTAAGGAAGGATACAACTTCTGCATTGTCTCTCAGGTAGTTCCTCTTTCTGTTTCTTGCATCTTCTCTTGACATAGCTATCAGTGATACCCTCTCATCTTCCATCTGGAACTTCCATCGCTTCTCATCTACCTCTAAGTCCTGGGCAAACATACGTCTCGCTGTATAAGTTGCAGCTTCCATTGCTATAGGAGGCATGTCCTCAAATGCAAGCTCAGTAATGAATACGAACTCAATGTAAGGTGTGACTGAATCGTTATCTGTGATTGCCCTATCTCTAAGGTCAAAGGTGTGGTTATGAAGATCATAGATCTTAGTACCTCTTATGCTCAAGCCTACGCACCTGGATGCACCAGTTGTGACAATAGACAAAGCAGAGGGAGGTGCTTGTATATATCCTGTGGTCTCATCAGGTGATAGCTTCCAGTTACTCTCTTTGTTGAACCACCATCCTTTAGCTTGCATATCCATAGTTACCTGATCTATTACCTGGGCTGCTGTAGCAGCATCCAGATCAGGATCATCTTCTGTGGCTACAGGTGCAAGACCAATACCTCTAAGGCAGGTGTTGATTGCATCTAACTTTGTTCTTGCCATATTGTACCTCCAAAAAATAACCCTACCAACCAGAGTGGCAGGTAGGGCATATTTATTCTAAGTCTCACATGTTAGACAAGTGAGACAGGCGATTAGCTATAGCTACGAGTAGCAGTTGCCTTGCCCTTGGCCTTGTTAAGAACAGCAGTGTTGCTGGTAGCTCCAGAAGGAGAAGCAACGACAGCGATGTTGTCATAACGATCAGGGATACAACCCTCAGCGAACCAAGAGTCAATGAAGTTACTCTTTGTCTTCTTGTCAAAGAAGATATCACCCTGGAGGGAGATAGTCCGGCCAGCAAGCAGGGAGTCAGGGCCATAGATAACGCCATGAGCAGTCTGCATATCAGCAGTTACATTGTATCGGTTGCCGTTGTTGGCATTGGACAGAAGATGGTTGTCAGCACCGTCATGGGGATTGAGTTTCATCTGAGTGAACTCAGTAGAACCCATCACAGGTATGTTATAACCCTTGAGTGTACCAGTCAGGCCGGAGAAGTTAGTACCAGAAGTTTCATTAGAACCACCAGCAGACTGAGCGATGAAGCCATAGTCTACAAGGATGGAGAACTCATTGATAGGTACGATGCAACGAAGGCCAGCCAGGGGAACTCGCTGGATGACAAGGCCCATGAGAGCAATCTCAAGAGCAGATACAAGCTGGTAGGGATCTTGTGCCTGGGACAGGTCAGCCTGGAGGTCAACCTCAATAGCTACTCCATGACCTTTGACACGGGAGATGCCACCAGTAATGGTATTGGCACCAGGATCAAACGTACCGCCAGTGAAGCCACCACCAAGCAACTGCTGAATGACCATCTGGTCTTCAAGAGTCTTGAGCTTACCCATCTGGCTCTTAGCAAGCTTCTCCATAAGAGCGAAGTCGTTCTGGAGATCATGCAGGGAGTGAACGGTATTCCTACCAAGCACGATGGTATCAACTACCAGTGCGTTCTTGTTGAACTCAGTATCAGTGGACTCAGGATCTTGACCAGGAGTCAAGGTCTGTAGGGTAGTATCACCGATGTACTTATTGGATACCATGTTAGTACCAACTACCTCCTGAACCTCAAATCCAGAAAGAAGGTTCTCACCCTCAAGGTACTGCTGGTGTACGACACCATTGAACTTCTCGATGAGAAGGGTATCAACCTCACTGTTGTTAGGGACAGCAGGGTTGACAAGTAAGTTGTCAGACATTGTATTTCTCCTTATTGTTAAAGTTATCAGGAAGAGCTTAGCAATCTTAGACTACTAAGCTCTCTTCTATTCTTGTTCTTTCTTATTCTTTCTTTTCTCTCTATCAGTGATGCAACCTAATTAAATTAAGAGCAATTTCAGGTAGGTACAGAGGAAGAAAAGAAGAAGAATCAGATCCCTCTTTTAATACCAGCTCTCCTTAGAGCATCATACTTAGCAGGGTCTTTCTTGAACTCTCCAGTCGTGATAAGATCACGATAGGCAGCAGAGGTAAGAGCTGACTGCACCTTACCAGGATCTCCTCCTGTCTCACCTTCCTCAAGGTCAAGGATTACCGGAGCAACTGGCGCTCCCTCAGCAGCAAACTTATCATAGAGATCTTTGATCATGAGCTGCTGCATACGCAGTGAGCCTTTATCCATGACCTCATTGAACTCTTCTATCTCTTCTGCATCGAGCTTAGCAGAGGCATAGGCTGACAAATCTTCCCACCTATCTTCACCTCCCATGACTTCCATGGTAGCATTCCAGGCTGCTTCTTCATTCTTGCTTCTGGTTTCTACTTCACCCTTGTGAGAGTTGATCATAGAGTCGTTAGAGGACTTGATGTGATTGAGGTAGGTATCTACCTGGAACTTCCCAAACGCTTCATATAGACCTGTTAGTGTCTCCTCAGATAGAGAGAAATCCTCTGACGTATACAGCTCATTCGAGACAGCTTCAATATCTACTCCCTTCTCACCTGCCATATTAGCAATCTCGATAGGGATCTTGACATCTACATTGTACTCCCCATATTTAACTCCAGGGATAGTAATCTCCTCAGTAACCGGAGTCCATTCTGAGCCTGTTTTAGGGGTCTCTGTGGGCTTTGCTGGTTCTACTGGTGCGACTGCATCTGGTTTAATCTCAGGGGCCACTACGGGGGCAACACTCTCCTGAGCTGGTGGTGCTGGTGCTGCTGGTACTGCTGGTTCTACTGGTGCTATGTTCTCTTCCATTATTTACCTCCTTTCAATATATCTGGCCCTACTTGTTTAACCAACTCTGGTGCAGCATTAATGCCAGCCTCAGCCATCTGTTGCTGCTGTTGTACTTGTGCTTGTGCTTGCCTCTTAGCCTGTAGCTGCTCCTCTGATAATGTCCAGGGCATCTTCATGCTCAGTGCTGCTGCTACTTCTCTTGAGTAGACAAGGAAGTCTGTTCCTTCTTGTACCTGGGCTGGCCACATTTGTGGAAGCTGCATCATTTCTGTATACTGCTTTATCTTATCCAAGTCTCCTATCTTACCAAAGGCTTCAAGGCCGGTGATAATATTAGGGAGAACTGTGCCATCAGGTAGAGGGAACCCAACCCTCTTCAAGTAGAGTAGAGCCAATGGTGACTGCATGGTTTGAGCGAGTAGAGAGTAGACACCTCCAAGAGAAGTCTCCAGCTCTTGTGCATCTATCCTCAGTTCTACAGTAGTCACCCTCTCAGCATCTCTTCTTACTGCTGAGTTGAGCAGGAAGGCTTGGCCTATCCTACGTTTGTACTGATCTAATACATTGGAGATAGGTGTGAAGTCAGCATATCTTTCAAGCTGGAGGACTCCAATATCATCTAAGGAACCGAACACCCACTCACCAGTAGGAGCAGTTGATATCTCATCAATATCAGTCTGACTACCTGGCTTGATCAAATACTTGATGTCAGCCATGAGAGCCATACCTTTGGCTACTGCCTCTGACAGGAACTCAATTACATAGAAGTCACCTGCATGATCTTCACATAGTCCTCTACCATAGTCTTCTCCATAGGTACTATTCCAACGGAGAGGTTTCCAGGGTAGGTCTTCTTCTGCTATCTCTTGGTAGTCTTTGATAGCTACATCATTGACAGCCTGAATGACACAGAAGGTTTCTTTATCCTTACGATAAACCCATGTGTAGATCTTAACTTCATCATCTTCTTTTGGGCACTCAGTACCCTTGATAGATTTCAGTCCGAGCTGAACTTCTTCTGACATGGTGTTGAATGCCTTCTGCTGGACAGTTATGATCTCTGTCATCTTGCCACTCAGATCTCTCTGGATGACATATCGATCTAACTTGATAGCCTGTAGGAAACCATCACCAGGAAGGTACATACATACGTTACCTGATATGAGTAG